GAGGTCGCGCGCATCGAAGGCGAGGCCAAGACCGCTGTCGCGGAGCTGAAGTCCACTATGCTGGACCTCGAAAACTGGTTTACTTTGCGTGCGCAGGAAGAGGGTCTGACCACCATCAAGACCGCTGCGGGCACCGTCTACTGGTCCACGCACAATGCTGCTACAGTCGCCGACCGCGGCGCGTTGTTCGATTTCTGCAAAGCAAATAACGCGTGGGACTTGATCGAGTCCCGCGCTTCCAAAACCGCCGTGAAAAGTTATGTTGAGGGGCACGGCGTACCCCCACCCGGGGTCAACTTCTCCTCTGTGCAAGTCTTCAATCTTCGTAAACCCGCTTCCAAGGAATAACTACTATGTCCACAACCGCAATCATCAACGTCCCCGCGCACATCGCGGCCCGTATCGCAGCCCGTCAGGCTGCCGGCAACGCCAAGTCCGATGCCATGAAGGCCATCCTGGGCGAAGGCGCCGCGTTCCCCAAGATCAGCATCCGTGCAGGTCGCTATCGGTTGGTGGAAGACGGCGTTGAGACCCCCGTGGGCATCACCCTGGACGCCATCATCGTCGGTGTGAACCCCCGCACCAGCAAGGTGTTCTACGCCAAGGCGTACGACCAGGCTGCCGACAATGTGCGCCCGGACTGCTTCTCCAACGACGGCCTGAAGCCTGACGCCTCGGTCACTGCCCCTGTGGCCAACGGCTGCGCCAACTGTGCCAACAACGTGCTGGGCTCCAAGGTTCTGCCGTCCGGCGCCAAGTCCAAGCTGTGCAGCGACCAGCGCCACATCGCCGTGATCGCAGCTGCTGACCCGAACAAGGTCTATGGCATGACGGTCCCGGTGTCCGGCATGAAGGCGCTGCGCGAGTACTTCAAGGAACTGGACAACTTCGGCATGAACCCGGAGGAGACCATCACCGAGCTGGGCTTTGACGACACGGCCAGCTACCCGAAGATCACGTTCACTCGCAAGGGTTTCGTGCCTGAGAAACACATCACGTCTATCGACGCGATTGTGGCGGGTGACGATGTGAAGGTGGCAGTGCGCTTGATGGCCCCGAACCCGTCCACGAAGGCCGCAATCGCCGCGCCAGCAGCGAACGCAGCCCTGGCTGCACCTACCCCCGCCGCCGCAGCTCCGGCGCCTGCAGCGCCCTCTGTGGAAGACGGCTATGAAGAGGAAGCGGCACCGGCTGTTTCCGCGCAGCCCCTGGCATCCAAACCAGTAGCGGCCCCTGTGAAGGCGTCGTCGGAACTGGAGGCCAAGCTCGACAACCTGTTCGGCGACTAGTAGACTACCGCACCAACAATGAACCCCAGCACCCGCTGGGGTTTTCACTTCTGAGGGGTATGCGTGGACACGAAAACTTTCTTTACTCGCGTGCTGTCCCCCACTGACGAAGTTGTAATCTGCACCCACAAGCCCGATCCCGCAGGACTGAACCCGAAAGGGTTCTTCTGGGACAACGGCTCGTTTGCGGACCTAGACGATGCAGTAGCGGCAGTACAGCGATTTGACAGGCAGGCCGACATGACGGTCTATTACTCGGTTGGTAAGTTCGCCAATCACGAGTACACCAACGACAAGGGCAAGATCAGGCACCATCGTTACAAACACTTGGCTACTTCTTTCAAAGCGTTGGCGTTCGATCTGGACTGCGGTGTGGGCAAGCCCTATGCTACGCAGAAAGACGGCTGGACGGCGCTGCGCGAGGCCCTGGGCAAGATGCAGTTCCCGATGCCTATGGTGATATCCTCTGGCAATGGAATCCACTGCTACTGGCCCCTGACCGCGCCGGTGTCGGCAGCGCACTGGGAGAAGGCGTCCATTGCCCTGCGCCTCGCACTGGAGGAGCACAAGGTCGAGATCGACGTGTCCAAGATTCACGACACGTCCATGGTGCTGCGCCCGGTGGGCACCCACCACAAGAAGAGTCAGCCGCACAAGGAAGTGCGCTGCGTGGCGGACTGCCCCGACTACGAGCCGGCGGCCCTGTTCGGGCTACTGAAACCATGGTTCGGGCGCATCGCGGCCAGCACAGCCAAGCCGATCCGCGTAGGTGGCCCCCGGGGCCGTTCCTCCGTAATGTCGGCGCTTCTGGATACCGGCGACATTGTGCTGGGCTCCGTGGTGCAGGGTTGCGCGCAGCTTGCGGCAATCGTAGCCTCGGGCGGTGTGACGGACGCGGCCGGGCGGCCGGTGACGGAGCCCCTGTGGCGCGCCACCATGGGGTTTGCGAAGTACTGCACAGACGTGGATGGGGCGATTGTGGCCATGGCCGGCCAGTACCCAGGCTTTGACCTGGCGGACTCCAAGACGAAGATTTCCAACTGGAAGGCCACGGGGCCTACGACCTGCGCCGAGTTCGAGAAGCACTGCGCCAGCGGATGCGCAGGCTGCCCACGCAAAGGTACTGTCACAAGCCCCGCCGGTCTGAACCGCGTCATCGACATCCCCCCACCCCCGGGCGTCGTGGCGGTGCAGCTGCCGGGCGACTACTTCATGGATGACGGGAAGATTTGGATCGACGTGGAGAAAGAAATCTCATCCACTGCGGCGGACGGCAAGAAGCTCAAGGCCGTGGTGATGGAGAAAACGCTGGTGTGCCCCCTGGAGATGTACGTCACTGGCATCTTCACCGACCACCAATACTCCAGCACCACAGCAACCCTGCACGTCAAGTACCCGCTGGGCAACTGGAAAGAGCACGAGCTGCCCCTGGGCAAGCTGTCGAGCCCCAAAGACCTGGCGGACTACCTGATCAACAAACAGGTTTTTATTACTCAAATTGCGATCCAAGAACGCACAAGGACGTACCTTATGAATTACTTACAAATGGTGCAGCAGCAGGCACCCTCTGGCGCTGACTTCGTGGCCTTCGGCTGGCAAGAAGACGGCTCGTTCCTCTGCGGCGAAACCCTCATCGGCTCACCCACGGGCAACGTGGCGCGCCGCCTCAAGGGCCCGGCCTCCCGGTATTCCGACCTGATCTGCCAGCGCGGCGAGCGCGAGAAGTGGGCTGACGCCACTGCCATGCTGGACATGCCGGCCGCCAACAACGTGGCCACGGCCATTCTGCTGTCCGGTGTGGGCATCCTGGGCCCCGTGGCCGGCAACGCCACCGCGGTGATCTCGTTCTTCTCGACCAAGACCACGACCGGCAAGACCACCTGCCTGTACGCGGCCAACAGCACCTTCGGGCACCCCAAGACGCTGCTCATGCGCTCCAAGGACACAGCCAACGCCACGTACAAGATGCGCGGCGTGCTCAACAACATGCCTGGCACGGTCGACGAGCTGACCATGCTGCCCCCGGAGATGGCCACGGAGATGGCCTACAGCTTCAGCGAAGGCCGCGAGAAGATTGCCATGACCAAGGACCGCGAGTTGCGTGAGCCGGCGGTGTGGGCCGGCCCGACCATGGTGTCGTGCAACATCTCCCTGATCAGCAAGTACACCGAGGTCATGTCCCAGAGCGACCCGGTGCGCATACGCACCATGGAGTTCGTGCAGGACGACAATACCTTCGCCCGGCTGGAGACCCGCGGCGCCCACGATTTCTTCAACGTGATCGAGCACAACCATGGCTTCTTCATCCCCGAGGTGGTGGAAGCGATTGTGGCCATGGGCGGCCCGAAGAAGGTGTGGGAAGACGGCGCTGCAGCGTTCGCCAAGAAGTTTCCTTTTGCGTTCGAGACCGAGGAGCGGTTCTACAAGACCAACGTGATCGCATCCTGGATCGTGGGGATGATCGCCAAGAAGCTGGGCCTGGTGCGCTTCGACGTGACCCGCGTGGTGCAGCACATGCTCGACCGCATTGTGGCCTTGCGCGCGCAGGCCGTACAGACCGCGTCGGACGCCTTCGACACCATCGGCCAGTTCTTGCAGGAGCACGCTGACATGCTGCTGGTAGCCAGCGAGGAGTACATCCAGGGCGGCAAGGGCAAGGAAGTGCCCCAGTACCCGCTGCCCATGAAGGCCGTGGCCCGCATGACCCTGGTGTTTGACGCCCAGAACCCCGTGCTGCCCGGCAGCCGCATGGCGATCAACACCGCGATCCTCAAGCGCTGGCTGACACGGTCCAAGGACTCCCTGGACCGCATCGTTGATGAGCTGGGCGCGGCCGGTGCGCTGATCTCGCCGCACCAGCGTGTGACGATCTACAAGGGCTGCCACGGGCAGAACCCGGCGCAGGCCTGGTGCCTGGTGCTGAACATGAACCACCCCCGCTTCGCTCAGTCGAT